CTCTTATGCAGCGACCCCCAAGTGTCGAATTCGGGGTTGAGCTTTTTTATCCGCTCATCGTAAGGGCTTATTTCGGACCCATACTTGTCTTGGAGAGATCGGATGCCCATCTCCCGGTCGTTGTCGTCATAGAGTTTCGTGAGGCCTCCGATCAAATCATCGTTGACCACTTTCTCAATTGTATCGACATGCGCATTAAGCGCATCATACATCTTGTCCATCGCGTCGATACGATCCATGAGCAACGACAAAGCCTGGGCCAGCTCCTGTAGACCCTGCTTGAGTTCGGCAGTCCCGCCATCGGATTCGGTTATATCGCTCATATCTACTCCTTATATAGTCATAACTCTAAAAAGTGCTTATTGAGGGACCGGCGATGCGGGCATCGGAGCCCCAGGCGGGGCCGGAGGCGCGAGAGGCGGCGTCCCAGGAGGCGCAGCCGAGGCAGGGAGCGGAGGGCCGCCAGTCGGAGACGGCACGCCTGGGGGATTCATCGGCGTCGGTGGCGGCGCAGGCGGCGGAGCAAGAGCCGCAGCGATCGCGTCTGCTTTCGCTTTGATCTTCCCAGCGAAATCGACCAGTTTCTCAATGACCTCTTTCTTTTCCCCCGCCGCCCATAGGATATTCATTCTCGTCATGGTCTCTTCGTAGAGCTGATCGAGGTTGATCGAGGAATAAAAATCCGTGATATCATGGAGGAGGCAATCGTCGATCGCCTTTTGGCAGGCATCATACGATGACGTAGCGATAGTCATAGCGTTTTCCTGATCGGGGATATCGATCGCATGGGCCGCCACGTCCGGGGCAATGATCTTCATCGCGATAAGCTTTTCCATTTGTTCCATTTTGACCTTAGGGTCTCGCGAGAGCCACGATATAGGATCGGTGTCGAGGGTAAACAACTCTTGCTGTTTCCGCAAATCAGCCCAGGTTATCTCATCTCGCGCGAAGGCCTTCGGAAGGATGTCGGAGTTATCCGGGAAAACGGCCATTATCACTTTGGCGATGTCCATATAAAACTTGATCAGCCTATTCAAGGGGACATTATGCCGCTCGCTCTCCACGTCCTCTACAGTCTGCAAGGCAACTCCAGAATTGATACCCGAGGGTTTCTTTGCCTGGGCGGATAATTGGCTAATCCCCGTCATGTTGAAGGCGTATTGCTCGAGGAACGTTAGCCACTCCTGGTACCCGGGATCGATGAATCGCGGAGTCGATACGGTTACCGGCGAAGATCCCGAGATCGCCGAGGAATCATACGGGACGACTATCGCTATCTGGTTGGTCAACTTCGAGGACTTTATCCCACTATTGCCATCCGGCCCCGGTATCGACGGGACAAAAATCGTATTGGCCGGATTGAGTTCGGCCGCAGTCATTATTCGCTCTGCCACTCGATTGATGCATTGCTGGATTATTAGGAGCTGATCCCCGACCGAAGAGGACCACCAACCCTTGACCGGATGCTGGAGGAAAAGAAGAGCGAAGGGCATTACCTCATATTCGAGTTTTCGCATCCGTATGATCCGCCCCGAATTGTCCATGATGTATTGCTTTTTCTCGTCCAGGTTGTAATAGATATCGATATAGGGGATTCGATACCCTACGTCTGTTCGCAATTGCTCTTCGTACATTGCCGGGAGCTTTATTTGCGGATTCCCTTTTTCCAATCGCCTTTTTAGATGGGATGCCGGATAATCCTCCCACCGCATAAAACACCGCGAGACTCGGCCGTAATGGTACTCGGCAGGGTCGACGTAAAATTGCCAAGGAGGAAGGTGCTGAATTGTGGCGGTTTCGTCATCGATCCAAACCATGCCGAAATCGAAAAGCGCCGCGTCCCGAATGCAATCAACGCCCTTATCATATATTTGTTGCTTATTGTAGAAGAAGTCAAAGAATTGCTGCGCCTCTTTAGCAATGCTCCGAGCCTTGGCCGATCCCCCGATCGTCTCGCAATACGGCCTAACTTTCGTCTGTGACAATTTTGATACAAGCGTATCCACCGCGGAGCGAAGCACATTGACTGTAGGATAAAAGCCAACATCCTCCTCACGAGCGTTGCCGGTATAGATCATTGCCGAGGGAGTGCTATAGATTGTTCGGATCGCGTTCGACCGCGCCCCGTGGTATTCGTAAGAATTATAGACGTACCGGTATTTCGTATCCCGAAGATCGAGCTTGGAGCGCATAAAGTTGATGTCGGTCAATATCTGGGCCTCGGTCATCAATCGCTCCAAGGCGGCGCGCCATTCATTCGCCGCTTCATGGCTTCGTAGGGATCCACTGGATTGATGAATATCTCCTCGCCGCCTGAAAAGTTTCCGCCCCCGAGATCGTGGATAGGGAACTTGATTACAGTACCGACCTTGCGGGACTCCACCTCCTCATAGAGCCGGCGGATAACTCGCTCAGTCAGTCCGAGATTTAGGACCTGGTCAAGCTCGCGCTGATGCTGATCCCATTGCAGTTTTGCTTGATAGGCTTGATGGAATACGGGATCCTGGAGGAGTAACTCTTTTGCCTTATCGGTCGCCTGGGCGAGGAGGTCAACCGCCTGCTTGTCGAGTGCCGCCTTTACTATGTCCTGTACCGACGGGCCGGCCTCTTCTTTTCGCCGGAACCTGCTCAATATCCCCATGCTCTATATAGTCATCGGGTTTTGGGATAATTTCGCCTTTTGTGATTTTTTCGCATATTTCTTCAATGAGCCGGAACCAAGCGGACGGAGATCTCCGCGGGTCTTCAATTTGCGCCTTTGTCATTGCTGCCTGAGCGCAGGCGATTTCCTGCGGTGTCCCTTCAAATTCAAACCCGGTAGGGCCTATTCGGTATTTCATTTCACCCCCTGGGCGATCATATCATATTCCTTTTTCAGCTGTCGCGGGCAAGCCTTCAATTTCAGCACCCACAGGATCTCGTCTATATGCGCGTTTATGAGATTGTCAATATTCTGAGGGATGCTATGATGGGACTCGACTCGCAACCCGTCGTGTGAATCTAATTCTATGTTTATCGCCCGGGCAGTACACTGAGCCAAGAATAGAGCGATATCCGGCATCGGCCCACCGATAGCGACCATTATTTATTGCCCTCGATGTAAAGCCATATCAGCCATGCGACCGCCATCGTAATAACCATGACCGGTAATACCAACACAAGATCGACGACATCAAGCAGATGCATTTTTCACCCCCAGGGTTGTATCCCAATAATGGCGGAATCCGTAGAGGATAGCATCGGCCATGTCGGGATGATAATATTCGTCATCCACCTCGCGGGTCAATTCGTCGTTATCGTTTCTTTTGAATATGATCTGTCGCGCCTCATCTTCGAAGCATGATCCCTCTCGGATTTTGAAATTCCCCGCCCGCACCTCATCCTGAAGCCTTTCCACGCTAAGAGCCTTATTCGATTTCGACTTTACCGGGACGACCGGCAAACGATAGGATACCCTGAGATCCGATAGATTTCGGGGATCTGCGCTGTCTCCCCAGATGTGGAAATCCCGATTTACAAGCTGTATGAGCAGAGGGAGCTTATAGACATAATCAATGCCAGTTTTTATAGCCGCCGCCAGCTCGGCTAGTGATTCTCGATTCTTCTTGTATTCATAAAGGAGAAACTTCTCCTTCTTCGAGGCGGAATAAAGTCCAATAAAAAATGCATCTGAAGCCGTAAATCCGAAATCGAGCCCTCCGGTCAACCAGAGATCCGTTCTATTCTGGCTCTGTATCCAATCCCAAAGCTCTTTGTCAGTGTAATAGTTCCGAGGCTTCTCTAATCTGTAGACGAGAGCGTCGAGATCATAAACCCCCATGAGTCCAAGGTATTCCCGACGATAGAGTGGGTCAGACTCCGCGAGGCCTCTCTGTTTGCGTATGTCACTAAGCGCGTTCGCAGAGTCCGCGATGAAGGGGTTAACAGTGAGGTTCCAATTATATTTGGCTTGATCGCGTTGCGCATTTTCCCATTCCTTTTCGAGATATGTCCCCGCTATTCGCGGGGGCGTGCCGGCGAGGATGAGTGTACCCTTGTATTGCATCAACCCCGGCATCAATATTTCGTTGATGAGATATTTCAGGTTGTCATCTTTGATTGACTGCACCTCGTCGATGATCGCCAGTAGATATCCATCGCCGCGGGCCTTCTCCAGCTCATCGCGAGAGCTTGCGCCCCGGAGATACAAATGCACTCCGGATGCAAACTCAATAGATGCCTGGGGCGCGAGCTTCGCCTTATAGCTCACACGCATCTCATCGAGCAGGCCAATAAGTCGCTGCCAGATTATTTCAAAAGCTCTTTGGGCCGTGATCGATATATAGAGTATGGTTCCCTCGCTGTGACTCACGGCAATATCGGCTATCTCGGCACTCAGCGTCTCGGTCTTTCCCGCTCGCCGGCCGCACACCAGGATCTTCTGCCGCTTGCGGGAGAGCAGTACTTCCCGTTGCTCATCAAATAGATGGAGATGGATAAGGTATCTCAGATAGTTTATGTCCGTGGTCTTTTGATGCTGCAAGATATCATCCAGCTGTCCCAGGAGTTGGTCATTCATCAAGACTTTGCTTACAAATGCCTCCCGATATGCCGGCTTATGCAGAATATCCTGCTTATATTTTTCCATGACCTCTTGGAATATCGGGGCCTCTTCGCCTGTCGAATCTAGGAAGTATGCGAGATTCGCGGCGAGGAACTGCTTATATCCTGCTACACGTTTGGGCGGACCTTTCCTGTTTATCCTTGGGTCGTCTTTTGTAAATTTACCTGTTTTCACCAGTTAATCCTGTTTTATTTTTTGGGCTAGAGCTGAATCATAATGGCGAGAGCCGTCAAACTTAATCGGAGGCGGAGTGTAACTCCCGAGCTGGCGTTGCACATAGGCCGTAGTAAATGCCGCCTCGGCCTCACTCGCTCGCCGGACTCTCCGCCGAATTTTCCATGCTCGGAACTTGATCAGCAGATTTCGCAGCATTCTCGGCCTCCTTAATCTTATTTTGTTCCATGTGGAACTTTTCGAGAGCCGCTTTATATTTCTCGCTAGTCAATAACGCGGCGGGGACAGAGGAAACGTATCGAGGCAGATCGCATAATTCGTTGAGCCGATCCCAATTGACCCAATATATTTGATGATGCTTCTTATCGGTTGCCAATGCCTTGCATATCCATCCATCATCCGAGAGCTTATTCAATGCACTAAAATACTTTACCGTATCTTTCTGTCTGATCCATTTTAGCCCTAGGACCTTGCAGAACTTTCGATGATCGGGCATGCACCATACCTCGTCATGGGTCGCGCCGATCCAGGGATGCGCTATTGTGTCATTGATCAGCATTATCATCAGCCGAGCGGCCAGAGTGCCATAGAGGGTATTCATTTGCATAAATACCCGTTGCATTTGATCTTCGGGAGTGAGCTCGTGCTCTTCTTTTACTTCTTCGGTCTTTACCTCGTCGCTCATGCATCCTCCCTGATATCTATTTTGTCCTCGGCAAACTCTTGCATCAGCAATTGCAGGACCAAGCTCGGTTGTATTCCCCCATTATCGCATATTTTCACAAACTTTTCTTT